TTCGCATTGGTTGGCAAATTGGTGAAAATGCAAGCAACAGTACACCACCACCTCCAGGCGACTATAGAGGAAAAGAGGCACCGCCAAAAGGATATAACTACATTGTTGGTCAAGAAAAACTAGGCAACTATTACAGCATTCACAACAACTTGCCGTATGCAGAAAAACTAGCTAACGCTGCTCCTGGTTCTGGATTAACAAAAGAGAGACGATACAATCCAAACCGTACAGTGGACAACTGGGAAACACCAGGCGGCGGAAGTAGCCATCAGACAGATGGCCCCGGGTGGATTGACCTTATTGCCAAAGAAATGCAGCAGACTGTACGATCACAATATGAAAAGATCAAGAGGCAAGGATAGTGGCCGCAGCAGACCTAAACACTGTACGCTCAACCATTGAATCTAGGCTCGCCACTGAGCTTGCATTAAGTCCTGCCATTCCGGTTGTCTTTAATAACGTATCCTATTCACCAACACCTAATTCATCATGGGTGCAGTGTCTTCTTAATTTTGGAGCTAATGACTACTTAACGCTTGGCGGCACTGCTGATTCTGATAATCGAATCGTGGGTGTCATTGTCGTCAATATCTTTACGCCAAAAGGTGTTGGTGCTGGCGCAAGCTATACCATAGGCAAACGCATCCGTGACCTGTATAATCGGATTATTGTGTCGGGTGTTTACTTCGACGCACCAATCGGCCCTGAAGTGGTGTCCGCATCACCTGAGGGCTATTTTCAAACCCAGGTCCGTGTGACCTTTGAATTTATCGAGGAACTCTGACCATGGCATTTTATCGAGGCGAAGAAGGTAGCGTCAAATTTGACGATGCCGGTTCTAGCGCATCAGTAATTACCAGCACTCGTTCATGGTCACTAACCTTGGATAAAGCAGTGCTTGAAACCACTGCAATGGGTGACAGTTACGCTGGCAATGTCGGTAGCATCATCAGTGGCTCCGGCAGCTGTGAAGTGCTTTACACCGCATCTTCTGGTGATGAAACTGCGGCATTTATTGATCACATCAACACCACTGCAGATGATGGATCTGCATTGTTTGAGCTGTACCTTGACACCAGCGGCAGTAAGTCAATCAGCTTTGATGCTGTTGTAACGTCTGCTGAATATACAGCTACTGTGGGAGAAATCGAAGTGATCACCATCAATTTCGTGACTAACGGCACCATCACTACCACGCTCTGATCATGGCTTTTTATCGCGGGGAACAAGGCACCATCAAATTCGACAAAGATGCTGGTGGGGCCGCACTGACTGAAATTGCAGCAGTGCGTTCATGGTCAATGACCATTGACAAAGAGCAGCTTGAAGTCACTGATCACGGCAAAACCTTTCGCTGTTATGTCGGTGGCTTGATTGGTGGCAGTGGCACCCTTGAAGTCCTTTATGATGCACCTGGCGCTGGCGACAAACTTGATTTGCTGAAAGAAGTCGTCACGGAGAGTGACACAGCCAATGCTGAGCTGGAGCTTTACCTAGACGAAACTGGTGGCAAAAAAATTACTTTCACTGCATTGATTACTAACGCAGAATATTCTGCTACAGTTGGTGAGCTTGAAGTTGTTTCTATCAACTTCACTGCAAACGATACCATTACGATGAGCGTCTGATGTCTGCTTCAAAAAACCGCACAGTTGACCTTTTGGTTGGTGCGTTTGATCTCAACCAACGCCGCAAATTTGAACTAAAAAATGCTGACGGCGAAACAGTGATTGACTTGTACTTCAAGCCAATCACCCGCGCTGATCGCAAGAAAGCACAAAGCCTTGCCGGTACACAAGAGGCACTAGACATCAGCACTCAGATGCTATGTCAAATGGCTGAACTGGAAGACGGTAGCAAGGCATTTGCTTCTGCTGATGCAGCCAAGCTGCAGCGTGAATTGCCAGAATCTGTGCTGAATGAACTTGAACTGTTCTTGTTTGGTGTTGGTGGTGATGCTGAGCTGGAAGAAGCAAAAAACGACTGACGCAGGACAGTTGGCTCTACTTTGAGTTTTTCTTGGCCTGCGAACTTGGGATGACTGTTAGCAAGCTGCGTACGGAACTGACCGATGCGGAGCTTGTTCACTTTGCGGCTTACTATCAAGTGAAGGGTGAGCAAGAGGAAAAAGCCAGGAATCGTGCAAAGGCGGTTCGTCGTTAAGATGTTGGTATCGCTTGAGTAAGCCGTGGCAGTATCCAACGTTGAACTTAGGGTCAATGCTTCGCAAGCTGTTGACCAGCTAAAAAAAACAAATGCAGAGACAAAAAAACTAGAGCAAACTGTTCAGAAAACAAATGGTCGATTGCGTGATGCAAACGGTCGTTTTGTATCAACAGGAAAAGCTGCTGGTACTGCCACAGGCAACATTCAGCGAATGGGTGTTGCCTTACGCACAACCGTTGCACCAATGGTGGCCCTTGTAGGTGCCACCACTCTGCTGAATCGCAGCTTGAACATTGCTGGCGAACGACAGGCTCAGGTCGCAACATTGGCGGCAGGTCTTAAACGACTAGGCCAAACGCAAGCGGAAGTGGATCAATTAGCTTCTGCTGCAGATCGTCTTGGTAGACAAACTTTATTTGATGAAGAGGATTTCACGGCTGGGTTTACGCTGCTGACTTCATTTAGGCGAATCGGTGTTGATAGTTATGAACGCGTAGCAACTGCAGCGGCAGATTTAGCAGAAACAACAGGACAAGATGTCCGGTCTGCATTGATGCAGCTGTCGAAAGCATTGGAAGATCCTTCAAGGCGTGTTACTGATTTAGCAAGGAGCGGCACAGTCTTCACAGACCAGCAAAAAGAGCAAATTAAAACTTTGCAAGAATCTGGGCGTTTACTTGAGGCTCAAAACTTAATCTTAAACGAAATTGAAGCGCAATATGGTGGTGCAGCAGAAGCTGCGGGCTCAGCGGGATATGCAGGCGCACAGGACACGCTTAACGAATCACTGCGTGATTTGCAGGAAGCACTTGGCAATTTAACTTTGCCAGCAGCAATACAATCACTTCAAACACTTGCTGAGGTTGCAGATTTTGCGACCGGACAGGTGGAAGAATTAAGGAAAGAATTTCAGTTTTGGAATACAGTTATTGGTCAAGTAGCAACTGGATTGCCAGAGGTTGATATTTCTCTTGAAGACCTGTCTAACAGGATTTTTGAAACTACAAAAAATCTTGTTCCGTTTGTTAGAACTCTTGAACTTGGGTATAAGTTTTTACGGTTAATGGGTGAAGCGCAGTTGCCTCCGGATTTTGGCGACATGATGGATGGCGGAGGATTTCTGCCAGAAGATCAACCGTTAGACCCTTCACAGCAAACTTTGCCTAAACCGCCGGGACAAGGGGTTGAACAAGAACGGATGCGGCAGTTGCAAAATAGAATCAATGCGGCGCAAAAATACTTACAAGCAGAAGCAAAAGCAAATGCAGAGATTGAAAAGCAGGGTGAATTACTTGCTGATGCTTTCCAGTCTTCACAACGTGCAGTTGAACTTGCTGAAGCTCGGTTGAATGGAAACGAAGATGAAGTAAAACTCCAGCATCAGATTGCTGATATTCAAGAAAAATTCAAAGATAACGGCGCTGAACTTTTGATTGCAGACTTAAAACGAGTCAAGGCATTGGAAGATCAGAAAGAGGCCCAAGACGCTTTAGCAAAAGCAGAAGAAGAGCGACGCAAGAATGATCCAGGCGTGCAAATGCAAGAAGAACTGGACAAATTACTTGATAAGCAAAATCAAGCTGCTGCGGCTGCCACCGCCTTTGGTAATGCGTTCAGCACTGCAATCACAAGTGTCATCAATGGCACGAAGAGTGCTGATCAGGCGATTGCAGACATGCTTTCGTCTGTTGCTGAGCACTTTATGAATATGGCGGCTCAGATTATTGCGAAGCAGCTAGCAATGATTGCCTATGGCCTGATCATGAAGGCTTTGGGTGTCGGCTTAGGCGCTCCTGATGCAGGTGATGCAAATGCTGGTGGCAGCCCATTGCCGCAAATAGCAAATCCTGGTGAAATGCCGTTTGGGTCACTGCCTGGTGAATTTGCCGAAGGTGGTTATGTTTCTGGTCCTACTCGCGCACTGGTTGGTGAAGGCGGTGAACCTGAGTACATCATCCCTGAAAGCAAGATGCGTGAAAGCATGGCGCGTTATTCACGTGGTGCTCGCGGTGGTTCCGTTATTCCAGAAGCAGGTGGTTCTGGTACGTCAGGTGAAGGTAGTGGAACAGCAGTTGCCACGCCAATCGATGTTCGCTATACAGTGGAACGGATCAACAATGTTGATTATGTGACCGCTGATCAGTTCCAGCAAGGTATGCAGCAAGCGGCTAATCAAGGTGCTAGACAAGGTGAACA